TTTTCTCCTGTTGTTGGGTAAAGTAAATCAAGCTTTCCTTGATTCCTATTGTATAACACTCAACGTAGCTTGTCAAGTGTATTCTTGTATTGCGTTAGTGTGGGCAACGCAGAGCCCAAAGTCTTGGTGTTCTGTTTCATATATTGCATATGAAATGCGTCGAAATGCGTTTCTTGGTTTCTTCTTAAGCATGTCAACGATCCTCTTATGCAATCCTCCTTCATTTTCTAACTTGTCCTTATTGATACATAAATAATAACATACATCCCTCTCCATGTCAAGCTCATAAAGCCACTTTTCTTCTAAATTTTTGCAATTTAATAAACCATAGGTTCTAATGCGATTAATCTCAAGAGGCTTGGAATACATTCCAATTTCTGGCCGAGCGTGGGTGAAATAATTTATGTAATGAATGGTAGAAAAAATCGATTCATTGATTTTATCGTAATAGGTCTTAATGGGAATATCTCCGATTGTTTTCTCGACCATAACATTTGATATGGGAGTAAACGAATTAAACAAACCAGAACGACTGTATTCTTGCAAGACGCTAAATACGATCTTATCGAGTACTTTTGGAATTCCAGTCATCAGCTCGGCGTCGGGCTGAATATAAAAAAGATCAATCTTCTTATTTTTAAGCTGCTCTAAAACTCCTAAACAATAATTTGAGCTGAAGGACGAGCCAACTATAATAAACTGTATAGTATCTCCTATGTCCGCAAAAAAGTTTTTTAAGTCGGGAATGTTTTTTTCATAATCTTCTGGAGATTCATATTCTTTTAATCTGTATTTATATTTTGTTTTTCTCGCGACAGCGCTGTTAAGTTGATAAATATTATAGTTCGGCGTTTGTGTGAATTTATCTGCGATACGAGACGCGGCGGTGCCTAAGCCTACAATCGAAATCATAGCTTCAACTCGTTTAAATTATAATAATCCTTGCCGCCTCTCATGTTGGCTAAATATCCATCTTCAAATATCTCACGCATTCCTATAACCATGTCCCGATCTTCATCGGAATAATCAATCACGATCTCGTCATGAACAATATGTGAAATAAATGATTTTTTGCCTTCAAGCATTTTATCAACCAATACAGCTTTCTCTAACACGCGATCAGCCGTTGTACTTTGGATTAAGTAGTTTAAGGCCTTTCTCTGTTCCACTTTAATTTTACGTCCATATGGAGTATGAACATAACCATTTATATAATGCTTGTCAAGAACTTTTTTGCGATCATAATATTCTGATTCAATATCATTAGACTGCGGATTATATAGCCATGCGAAGAAATAGAGTTTTGCTTCTTCGCGTGTCATCTCTAGATCATTGATAATATTTTGAATATTCCATTCATGAATATCGTAAGGGGGTTGTTCTTGTCCGCAGAGATCTAACAATGTGCGAATTTCTGCACCATTATAATCAAAGCTCATCATCAAATCATTATGAGGTTTTATAATTCTTCTCAGATCTTTTTTGAGAGTCAAAACAGGAAAGCTTTCTGGATGAGTTGTTAATCTTCCTGTGATAGTTCCAAACATGTTATAATCAATCCGTCTGAAATTCTTTATTAACTCTTGAATCTTCTGACGATTCATCGAAGAGTAGAAAAGATGCTTGCAATCTTCAATATTAAGATTCAATTCCTGATAACGAATCTTGTGCAATAATTTATATACCGCGTCAAGATGTTCATAGTTTTCAGGCTTTTCATATGTCTCAAATACATGTTCTGTAATTTGATTTTTGATCTCGCAAAAGCGCACAAGAAAATCATGAGGAATAAGATCGAAAACACAATGATCGGACATGTTAACTTTCGCGATGGTGAAAGACTTGAGATATGCCCGCATTTTTCTTTGGACGGCTTGAAGTTCGTTACACAAATCTTCTGGGCAGCAATCGGTAATAGCGCGCCCTCCAGCGCGTATCCAGGCATACTCCACCGATGGATCTGTGATGGATGCGCTGTAACGCCATGTCTTTGATAAGTCTGTAGGAAAATCTTCGAACGACAGCTTGCCGTTTACATAAATTCCGATACATTCTGACTTATCGTCAAGTGCTTGGAATATCAATAACCACCCCCACCAATTATCACTACTGACTCCTCGTCTTTAAGAGCTATCTGTTTAAGTTTCTCGAATACACTACGATAATAACTGAATGAGCCGTGTTTGTCAAATGTTTTTGATAAAATAGATTCAAAAATAGCTACATATCTTTTATTTGAAGAACTAGATGAGTTCGCCTCAAGGGTGTTTTCGATTAATTGATTCATTTCATTTGGCGATAATTGGATGCCGGTCTCATAGGATCTTATAATCATATATATTTTAAGCAAGTCAGCGGGAGTAAACTCAGCTAACACGGTGGCGAAATTACAGAAGCTTGAACGTTTTTCTTTTCTCACAATCTTTCCATCACAGAATTCTTCAACAAAGAATCGTTTTCTGCGACCTGCAGTATAAATTGCAGCTAGCAAGGAATGGAGTTCGCCCATCGTTTCAGCAAAGGCCGGCTCATAAAGCAGATAGAAAATTGAGTTACCCGACATTGAATTAAATTTATGTGATGCTTCAATCATAACATCCGAATTAATATCGGCCACAATTCGCCATGGGCAGCTAGCATCAATCATAAATCCGTAAGTATCACAAGCATTTACAAAATATTGCCAATTAGGGCCGTTAATAAAGTTTATCTTTTCCTCGTCATTAGAATATTTTAAATCTGCTATTTCGATGGCCAAACCTGTAGACATTATATCATTTAAATTACTTTTTATAAAGGCCGGAAATGTGAGAGGAGCGGCCGCCAACGTATTTTCAAAAATCTCCATTATGAGAGGCAAAAATTCTTCTAAATTTGTATATAAGAAATTTTGTGAACGCAGTAGATCGCCTAATCGACTTATGTAGATGCCGCGATATTCTGCATATTTTTTTTCAACAGACTCGAATGCTCTATATACCTTTAAATCCGTTAAATATTTATCCTGTGAATATATTTTGCCGGTCTTGGCGGCTTTGCTCATATCGTTTTTTAATAATTGAAAATTAGTAGCTACGAAATTAACGACCCCTTTGGGAACAATTCCGTCTTTAGAATCTCCCACATTCGTTAAAATTTTATGGCCTTCTGTTTTTAAAAAAACAGCCCTTTCTTGTCGATCCATTCTTCCATAAAACATTTTCTCACCTATATAAAAATCAACTATATTATTTTCATTTAAGTTTTCCACCTCTTTTCTATAAAATGCTCTCTTATAAAATAAATCTTCAATAGACTCGGCGTTATTTTTAACATAGTAATGACTCATCAGTCTATTTCCTGGCCGGCCGCGGACGCTGCTCTATTTTGTCGCTCATCACATTTGGAGTTTTTGTTTTCTTGCGTACCGGCCGCGTCTTTATGTATTATCTCCTTAACTTCATCATTTGGATCATACAATTTATTGACCCATTTTGCCTCTATTGTAGAGTCAGCTTTTCCCGGAGCAAACATGTGCTCAGACTTAACAATCATATAATATCCACCAACGCCATATTTAGTCAAATCAAGCGTACCGGGATGGGTTTTGGGTGCGTAACCAGCGGGATCAATATAGATATAAGTTCCCGGAAATGTGTTAACGTTGGCATAAGTTTCTATCTGCGCATCATAAACGACCCTTAATTGTTCTAGTCCATCATATCCTTCTTGCTCAAAGCGAACTTCCTGTAGGCCCGGTGTTTGGGTTTTGGTGAGTTTAATATCTTTAACGAGGCCTGCATCTCTACCGATTTGATAATGAAAAACACCTAATTTCTCATCTTCATCTCGGAGGCCTTTCATCTTTTCCGTAGGAAGAGTTCTGCCTACAAAATAAATCATAAAATTATTCTCTTCTGCGCTCGTTATTGTGCTGACGGCTGAATTTTGAACATTTCCAAAAGTCCTAATTAATGGTAATTCAGCTTGAATTGGCGCATCATCGATATTCATTCTAACGCGCCCATTGTTTATATATGCTTTTGTTATTCGATCGAGTGTTTTATCATAGCTACTTCCCAATAAAGTTACTTGATTTAGCCGTGTTCTTTGCTTGACGCTATAATCAAAACAACGATCGTTGTTTAAAAAGTCATTTACCAAGCGATTAAAAAAATCATTCATAAAGTTAGTTAGCGAATAAAAGGTATCATCACGATCTAACATTGTACTTGTGATCCATTCAAAAAAATATTTTACAGAAATAGGAATATCGCCGAGGTTCACAAATATGCTGTTCGCGACATTGCTGTGATCTGCAAACTCAACTGGTCCGAGGAGAAATCGAGTTTTTTTAAAAGCTTTTTCATATCTCTTATACTCTTCTATTTTTTTATCAACGTCCTCTCGGTCCACTTCTGATTGGTAATCGAGATCGTCGTATGCCTCTGATATCTTCTTCGGGATTTCTCTCAACTCAGTTTCAATATTCTCTAAAATAATATCTATTAAGTCAGATACATAAAAAAATGATAAAATATTTGTGTTAGGATCCATGGCAGCAAGCGATGCAGAAATGACGCGCTCTTCTTTCTCCTCAAACGGATCTTCGTCGGCATCAAAGCTTTGTTTATATACTTTTAGGCTATGATCGATGGAACGACGTAGCAATCCTTCGTAATCATCAGACTTCAAGAGCTGCGGTGGATCTTTAAAAATGGTATCTTGAGCAAAAGGGCCATAACTAACAAATTTCTTAATTTGGTCGATACTAACGGGCATATAATAAATTTGATCTCTTATCATCATTTGATCAAATAAATGAGAAATACTCTCCGCCAGATCTTGCTGAGCTGTGATAGTGTGCATTTGTTTAATTTTGTTGACCGCTTCAGGTTGGCACTCCTTAACATAAAAATCCATCTTTAAATTTCGTATTATTCGATTCGCGGCGAACGTTGGCTCAGAAAATACATTAAACTTGGTTTGAGAAAATGTATCTTCCACATATGCTAAATAATTTATTGTAAAATTAACACGCCCTAATTCATCAAACGCAAAATCATGAACAGTGGGAATTAAATTTAATGTAACCACCGAATCTCTTAAGGCGTTTTGAAGAGCTAACTTGTGAGTTCGTGTGGTGTAAGATGCGGCACTTTTTGGTAAGGAATAGCCAACTTGTGCTTTTAAGCGAAAATTCAATTTAGCGAGTTCTTCATTCTCACGCATAATGTCTTTAAACTTTGCCTCTCCCTTATTAAAAGTTTTAATCGCTAAGTCAACATACCTGTATTGGGTTCCGTTCGTAGGAGATGGCCTCTTTATCATTAGTTCATCAAATGAGTTTGAAAATAACTTTAACGTTGCTTTAATACTTTTCTTCGCTCCAAAAGGATTAGATCCATCATATGTGAATTGAAAGCTTTTCAATCCTGTGCCCGAGTTTCTTACCTCCTCTCGGGTAAAAAGGCCTTGTTCGAATGTAGTGAAAGCCGGCTCAAATGAAATTTCAATATCCTTTTCTGTTCCCAGATCTGGATCGATCTCAACTTTAAATAACCTAATATATGGTTGCAGCACAGATAACATTTCACTATTAATATTCAATAAGGGGGCCAGATTTTTGCTAATTGCTATTTTATTGAGAAATGCGTATGGATCCCCATCCATCAATAAAGTGGCGTTTCCATCCCACTTAAATCCCACGCCACTTAGTAACTCAGTTGTATAAGGTAGTCTCTTAGCATAGCCCCCCATATTCTGATGAGAAATATCGAAGTCGATCGATCTGATCTTGATGCGGCGAGCGCCTGCTTCTGTGCGGAGAGTCGAGTTGCCGTTCTCGACGGTGGCTATGTAACCATCACCAAGTTTACTTTCAAAATCCTCCATACGGCTTCGCCGGTACTTCTGGGCCATATCGCCGCGGGTATCTCTTTGCACTCGGTGGCCGGCGATCACTCCAATATAAGTAAGAAGATAACACTGTTCTTTATAAAATAGTTTTTCTGGATTTCTCCGATATGCTTCTGCTTCAAAGTCTTCTAGATCTCTATCAAGTTTCTTTTCTAACAGATCTGAGATATCTTCAAACAAAAGGCCGAACGACGAGTGGTCGGAACCACCGATGATTGTCCCCGCATCGGCATCTTCATTCGCCTTTTCTAAAGCTTTATTTAGATCATCTAGTTCGTCTTGGAGATCATCGCTGAACCTATCAAAGTCTACCCATGCGTCTATAATACACCCAATGTGTTGACCGAGAGTACGGGCGAGTGGATTGATGGTTTCTACGTAATCTTTTATGGTGTCTAGGTACGCAATGCTGGTCTGTGGCGCGCCGATCTCTCGAAAAATGGCGCCAAGTCTGTCGAGATAGCCATATAAAGTGGAATAAAACTGAGTTGTAAAAGTTAACGTTACATCCCTCGATATAGTCTCTCCCGTTGTGTAGGCGCCGGCGGAGACGGTTCCCAGGTCGGAGCTAAAATCATAGAATCGCACCGCACTGGCCGCCTCGCTGTCGGGGTCCGTTGGACTCTCGTTTTTCCATAGATGGCCCCAAACGCCAGAATCCGGCAGCGGAGGATCCTCGGAAGAAGGTACCCAAACTCTGTAATTCTCGGTTTCTCCGTGCTGTAAATTTCCAGCGCTTAAATATGCGTAAAGGAAATTGGCGTCCGGGGCATCGGGATCATATGGAGTATAGCGATTGCGGCCCTCATCCTCACTGTCGCCGAAGTTGCGGCGGGAGTCGGCTACGGTGGTAACTTGCTCGGTGTCTCTAACAATAGTGTTAAAGCCCGCTAGAAATCGGATGCTTAATTCGGCAGTATGTATAACCACGCGCTCGACTGTAGCGGAATCCACATCGCCTGTTCCGCTTTCTCTCGATAGCATTCGGCGATCATCCTCACTTATATGGTCATGTGCTGCTCTAATATTCGATTCAAGTAGAAGCAATGCGGCATTAATTTTCGTTTTAAGATTTGCGATTTCTTCGGCGGCGCCGACATAGGGCTCAAAATAATAGCCCTCTTCGGCCGGGTTGATATCTCTGGTCCAGGAGCTAAATATATGTTCTGCAACATTAAATTCAACCTTCCATTGGGAGCCGGTCTTGCCCGTCATGGCCATTCCATGGCCAGTTTTGCCGACTTCCGTGGCGCCCAGCCGGCCGCCGTCGTCGAGGAGGTTGCCATGGCCCGTTTTAACAAAAAATCTATCGAGGTGTTCATACATGCTATTGGCTGTATCTTTATATGCTTGAACACATCGTGATACTATAGACACCATTTCTTGGTATTTCCCCAAAGCTTCCGAAGCTTCATCACGCAGTTTTTTAACGCCTTGGCAATATGTAGTATAATTCTCGGCGACCACATCAAAATCGGACTTCCACTTCATTAATTCGCCGAACTCCTGCGCGGCGGGCAGCGTGGCCGTCTCAAGCGGGTTCACGAAGCCGGCGGCCAACCAAAGATCCTCGTCAATGATCGTCTCGCCTCTCTTACACTTACCTTCTAAGCTGCGATTTTTGTCTTCGTCTCCCATTAGTTGCTCCCTAACACACGCAATGCTTCTTGCAGATCAACGGGTATTTGAATTACATCTCCTGTTGAAATGTCTGCTTCGGTTGGGCGTGCGTTAAACCATGCAATAACCCACCAATATTCGACTGCATTGTAATATTGATCTGCTAATTTATAATATCGATCTCCATATTTCCAAATATGGTTGTTGGTCTTTAATCTTGCTCGATCGGCGATCGTCGGATTTCTTAACACGGGAGTATCGTATTGTCTGATAGCTTTCACATCGTTTCTTTTCTTTCTCAAGAATTCGTAAAACTCTAACGAGTTTCTAAAAGTCTGTTCGTTTCCGTATCTAGGCATATTTCGTTATTCCTTAATTATCTTAGTGGCTTATCGGCGCCGAATTCCAAATATACATCAAAATCTTCAAATTCATCTTCGGAAAAGCTTTGGGCGCGCTTGAGATCTTCGGCGCTGAGGCCGGCGCCTTGTAATTCTTTAGCTGTTTCACGATCGGTCATTCGACTCATTTGACGAAAAGAGCGGTTATTCCTCATTGTATTAAAAAATCTTGCCATTGTTCCGTCTTTTGTTGCTTGAGCTGCAGCTGCTCTATCTGCCTCTTCGGCGCGCGCTTGATCGGCGGCAGCTGCATTATAGAGAGCCTCGCGTCCTTCTGTGGCAACATCAACATCGTTTCTGTGATCCTCTTGAGATGTTCCATAAACCGTCTTTATTTTGTCTAATTCCCCGGTTTCTCTACCCATGTTTTCTTCGTGAATCACGCTAAAATCGATTGCTATTTCAATTAATTTTGGCAATACACCTTTTTTTGGAGCGCTCAGTGTTCCGCCGGCTTCAAAAACGCCAGCATCACCTTCGAGGTTAAAGTTAACGGTCATGTTGTTTATAACCGTAAGAGCGCCTTCCATCTCAAAATCTGGCACACCACCGGCGCCAAATAATTTCTCGTAATTATTGCTTACTTTGCCATTGGTCAATAAGTTCATCACACCAATTCTTATAAGCGGATTCTGATTTATGGTGAGAGCATTTCCTGTATGAACATAAGAAGGATATAACATCGATCTTAATTTATCAACCTTATACAAAGCCTGATAAGCTTCCGATGCGGTCGAGGAAGGAATTACAAATGAAATTGTTCCATTTCTGCTTGTTTGTTTAAAAGTGTGAATGGGATCAATACGTCCGAAAACTTGTTCGGAAGCAAAATCAGACGAAAAAGTTTCAGTATAAGAGGTAATAAATGCCTTAAAAGATACCGCGCCCTTAACGTGTATTGGATCAAAAGTTATGACCATACCCTCATTAGCATAGCCATCTGAAATATCAACAAAATTGTTTTGAGATATTTTGTCGGGACTTAACCTCTGAGAATTGAATTGCTGTTTATCTTCGTCTGCATCAAAACCGTCGTCAACTGCGGAGGCTGCAAAGTCTTTTGAATAGTCACTTATCATATTTTATTATCCTCCCTCGTTGTTAACAGCACGAATATAAGCTCTTCCTGTCTCGCTCTTAAGAACTCTAACCACTTTCGCCTCAAACATGTCATTGTCAAATTTAATTGTAAGTGTGCCCAAATCTCCGCCATCGGATGATTTATTAAAAAAGCTTTTGGCTGTATTTTTATTGTTCTTGAGCTGATCATTGCCCAATCCGGCGCCGGCCACAGCTTTTGCGGCAAATGTGGCCGCTTCGAAAGTCGCAGTTAATGCGATTGCTTTGGCGGTACCGATATCATCCATCGCTTTGGCGACTCTCTCTAGAGTATCCGCCAATTCCGTCATGTTGCTGTTATCCATTCCGTCCAAAGCTGTAGCAAACGTAGCCAATGCTTCTAAGTCGGCTGTTTTAATCATTGCCAGGGCCGCGGCCAAAAGGACCATAGCTCCTGCAAAAACGATCCATCCGATGGCGCCAAAGATCATCGGGAGACTAGCCATGGCCAGGAGTGTCATGGCGCCGGCCATTCCCGCGATGGCGCCCGGGCTGGCAACTTTAAATAATTCTTTAAAACCTAGCGCCATAAGGCCAATTCCGGCTGCTGCGATACCAATTCCGGCGCCGATCGACAACACTGCTGCTGCAAACTTCGCCAAGCCCACGGCGCCGGCACCGCCGGATTTGCCGCTCTTTTTCATTGCACCACTATTTCTGTTCTGAGTTGCGGTGTTCTTCTCAAGAGTGGCGCTCTCCACCGCTTTATCCTTTGTGAATAACTTGGTAACCCAAGAATAGGCCGTAGTTGCTGCAGATGCAACCTGCATTGCTAAAGTGAGCGCGCTAAGAATAGGGCCCGCTACCACCAATCCCAAGAAAGCATATTTTAACCAGTGAAGATTTTCAATTACATATGTCATAATACCAAAAACTAACTCAAATGTTCCTCGGATAGTATTTAATATTTCGTCGTTTTCTTTCAGACCCACTATAAAATCTCTAACTGTTAGTAGAAGCTCTTTCATCATTGGTGCCATTTCTGCAATAACAGAGTTAAATGTTCTTTGAAGATCGGCTGTAGCGGCCGCTTCGCGGGCCATTTCTTCATAATCGGCTGCGCCTTGTTGGGTTGCACCCGACATTAAATCCATATTTCCAGACATCATTAGCGCAAGATCACCAACACTCTCAAGACCCATCGCGTTCGCAAAGAATTGTCTTTGATAATAAGACATGTCATCAAAAGATAATCCTGTGCTCGAAATAGCGTCTTTCAACATATTAAATCTCTCGACAGGATCGGTGGTCATCATCATATCCATCGCATTGACAAAGTTGCCGCCCAATGCTGCGTTTAATTGACCGGTCATGGTTGCGGCGTCTTCGAATGTATCAAACTTGCTTGTTAAGGAAATTAGTTTATCGATCTCCATACCGGTAAGCTTTGATACTCTTGCCAATTCTTTAAATGCTCTCGGGCCTTCTGAACCTAATTTGGCCAACGAACCACCAACTTTAGCATAATCTGCCGCCATCTGCTTGGGAGTGACGCCAAGAGCTTGCGCTGTTTCTGTTAATTCTGAAGCAAATGAGCTAGCTTCGTTCATGCTCATTCCAAACATCTTCATTGAGTTTTGGGCGCCTACACCGAAATCTTGCAAACTCACACCGACTCTTTCAAGCATTGTGGAAGTTTGCGCCATGGTTTCTTGCTGTTGGCGAGAGGCCATTGTAAAATCCGTTACCCCTGTAATCATTTGTTCGGTAGCTGCGTAATACTCTGGAAGAGTTGTGGTTGCATCCCGCGAAAGTTGACGAGCAACATCTTCTAAAGACTCGGCATACTCTCGATTCATGCCCGTTGCGGTCATGAATTTCGAAACAGTAGCGTCAAGCTCAAAGAAAAGCTTTTTCATCTCTCCCGCGACCATCTTAATGCCCTTCAAAAGCGGGCCCATCAGTAATGAGCTTATATATTGAAAGCCGGTTGTGATGCCTCCTTCCTTAAATGCAGTACCGAGCTGCATTGTAGCTTGCACAAACTTAGAATTTACAATACTTGTCTTCTGAATTTGCGTTTTAATATTGTTGATTCTTTGTTCTTGCTTAGAAAGGCTCGCTAGTTTTTTACGAGCCATTTCAAGATCTTTTTGACCCTGTTCTGCGGTTATTTGCCCTAGTTTTATTTGCTCTGTTGTATAAGCAATTTTGTCTTTTTCAATTTGGGCAAGAGCGTTGTTCTTTAATAATCCGTTATCTAAACTTTTGCCGATGGACTCGATTGACGCATGATATTTTTTAGATGCTTCAATTTGTTCTAAGAGGAGGGCGCTTTCTTGCTTTCGAGAGTCTACTATTAGTTGAACTTTATGAGCTAGCGCATCTACAATGATCCGCTCGTCATCGGTGAGATCGCCGGTGCGCAGGAGTTCTTTATTTATTTCTTTTTGTATCTCAAGCGCTTTTTTGGCGCGCTCAAGATCTTTTTCAGAATACTTTGGGGTATCAGCCATCAATAAATCCTCAAACTATAAATAATTAGTTTTAAACAAAAAAAGCAAGGGCTAGCCTTGCTTTATGTTTGTCGGGGGCCTTTAGCTCGGCGCGGTTGATTAAACGCAGTCAATTCCTGCGATTTGCCCTTTCCTTTTGAGGCCTCTTCTACTGCTTTTTTCTCGTCCTGGAGCTGCTTCACGAGTCTCTTAACAAACCATTCGCGGAGGCCAACGGGAAGATTATATGCTTCGCTAAATGACCAGCCTCCCGCATATTTCAGAAAGAAAAACTGCTCATATACCTGTTGCATATATTCAGCGCTTAGGCCAAAAAAAGTCCGATGTAAGCGGAACCTCCAAATCGGTTTCATAACCGCATTCGTTACACGAAAAATATTGAGTTAAATCAATATCGGGTGTTACCATCGTAAAAGCCGCCCTCAAATGCTGAGCATCAAGTGACGGAACATTTTCTACAAAAAAGTTAATAGCATCAGGAGTAGTGTCTCCGTTTATTGCATGAGTGATAAGTCTGATTTGGCTTGTAACTGTGTTTTCTTCTTTGTTGCGCTTTCTTGCGTTTGAAATCTGATCTAAAAGCTTTTTCTCATCATTTCCACATAAGAGCCTGAAAGTAACTTCGAACTTAGTGCGCGGCAGAATTGTGCTAAACATGCCGCCGCCAAGATCTTTAACGCTAAGTTCTTCGCTGGCTGTACCATGTGTAATATTTGAATCATGTAGATCAAATGAATATTCTTGTGTGGATGTGCAGCTGGGGCAATTAATATTTGTTGAATAATCATTTCCATATCCGGAAATTCTGGCTGCAACCATTATTGCATTTCGATCGCCAACCAATAACGAATCAGGATTAATTCTTTTATCTACAATGATACTTTTAATCACCCTATCTAAAGCAACACCTTTTTTAAGAAGGGCTCTCGATGTTAATAAGTCTTCTTCTTTGGCTGTCATCTGCTTAATCTCGATTGTTTCTACATTATGCAAAGGATGATTTTCATTATAGAACCTACCCTGTGATGGCAGTTCTACAAACTCTGTAGGCACAACAAAAGAAAAACCGCCGGGGCTAGCCTCTGTTTGTTGTGTCATTTGCGGGGAAGGATCCGCGGCCTGAACCGTATGTTGGCCCATGCGATCACTATTTCTTGACAATATACACCTCTATGTTATCTTTATATTATACTACGTTCCGCTAGCAATGTTAAATGCTGCTTGTGAGGAATCGCCATTAAGCGCCGACTGACCTGCAGTGGTCTCAATTCGTGCCCAATCATACTTAAGAGTAACATCAAGCTGAAGCAGATCGTCAGAGCCGTACTCTAGATCTCCAAACTTAACTTCTGTAATAAATCCATTCCAAAGCGTCCATGTTTCAATGGGCACACCATCGCCGTCAAGCTGCACAATTGCTACTTGACCGAGAGCACCGACTGCGTTACCCTTCGAAAGAGTGCCTAAAGATGCCTCATCAACCGCATTGCCGGGGATTCGATATCCTGACTGCTCAAGAAGGCGCGCCAAAGTAATTGAAACATCGGGAACAACAGGATCGACGAGCGCCAATGTAACATCCTGCCACGTAACAGAACCAGGATAATAAAATGTATGATTTAAATACTTGTGCTCTGTGGTTGCGATCTGAAAAGATGGCTTACTTACTGTCTTGGCGTACCAAAGAATGGGGCCGTTGCCGTTAGGATCGACAATGTTACTAAAACTTACTTGAAACCTAAATTTTCTTTTCGGGTCTTTTGTAGTTGACTCGTGTGCTTCTGACCAGAATGGCATATTTTGTTACTCCCTATATATTTTAAATAGTAAACGATGATTTTTTAATCATCAAAAGATGCACCCGTAGATGCGATTACGAAATCAATTGCGATAAACTCGATTGCTCTCGCGGGCTTAATCATAATCTTAGCGTACATAATATTCTGATCGATAAGATCAGGAGTAGTTGTACTCTCGTCTAAGATTAAGCGATAATCAGTAATACCGAATTGAACCTTAACATTTGCCAAGAATGGCTCGATGAGGCCCTTAAATCGGTTCCAGGTTGCCTGGACATTCTGCTCAAAGAGAACTTGAGTAGAAAGAATTGAGATCTGCTTCTTCATGTAGATAACCAATCTGCGGACGTTGATTCTATCGAGGGCGCTGCGGCGTTCCTGAAGAGTCTTCTGGCCGAACACAACAATTCCACTGGATGGGAATGATGCGATTGGATTAATTCTATTCTCATAAAGAACATCTCTATTTTTAGAGGTTAATCTCTCGGTAATATTGGTGATTGGAATTCCAGCAGCACCATCGGATAAGCCGCCGCGATTGAAACCTGCGGGGGCAAACCAAACATCTGACTTACGCTGAGAAGAACCAAAGACACCAAGCATAGCGACTGTGGGCGGGATCCAAACTAACTGGCCCGAAGCTTCATCCCGAGTCTGAACCCATGGATAGAACGTACA